AACCTGCAAACAACTATCGCAGACACGCTAAACCGAGACGACCTGACATCGGTTATCCCAACGTTTGTGTCGCTTGCAGAGTCTCAAATGAGCCGTGATGTCCGTCATTGGCGCATGGAGACCCGCTCAAGCGGCGTACAGGACGCTGGTGACGCTTATATGCAAGTCCCTGCTGACTGGGTGGAGACGGTGCGATTCAGCGTTACAGACGGCGGTACGTCGCCCATAGCGCTGGTTGACTCGACCACTATGGCAGAGCAACGCGCAATTAACAGCGACCAGTACGGCACACCAGCCTCTTACACGCTGGAGGCTGGGCAGTTTCATTTGTACCCAACGCCAATTGCAGAGACTAACGTTGAGTTGATCTACATTGCAAAAGTGCCTGACTTGGCGACGAACAGCACGAACTGGTTGCTTTCTTATGCGCCAGACGTTTACCTGTACGGCTCACTGCTACATTCAGCGCCATATCTGCAAGACGACGCACGGGTTGCTGTGTGGGCGCAGTTGTATTCTGCTGGTGTTACACGGCTAAATGAAACATCCGCCAAGGCTAAGTCAAGCGGTAGCAATCTGAAACTCAAAGTACGTGGATTGGGTTGAACATGGCATTAGTCAAACTTGAACTTCCAGCAGGCGTTTACAGCCACGGTACTGACTACCAGTCGTCTGGTCGTTGGCACGACTCAAACCTAGTTCGCTGGGAGGGCAAGTCAATCCGTCCTATTGGTGGCTGGCAGGTTCGCAAGCCTACGGCCACAGCAGAGCCTCCACGCGGCGCGCTGTTATGGCTGGACAACGATTACGACCCGCACATTGCTATGGGTGACGCCAATGCTTTGTACGCGATTACGTCTGGCGGTACGGTCACAGACATCACGCCGACTGCTGGCTTGGCTGTTGGCTATGCTGACGCGACCGAGATTGTCGGATACGGCGGCAAAGTGTATGGCACTGGGTTCTATGGCATCCAACGCCCAACTGATGGCGTGTTGGCTGATGCGACAACTTGGTCAATGCACAACTGGGGTGAGTACCTGATTGCCTGTAACTCAAGCGACCAAACCATATACGAATACACGCTGACTGGTGTTGCCGAGCCTGTTGCCAACGCACCAAGTGCTACATCAACAATAGTTACATCAGAGCGGTTCTTATTTGCTTTGGGTGCTGGTGGCATACCCCGCAAGGTGCAGTGGTGCGACCGTGAAAACAACACGGCTTGGACGCCTGCGGCAACCAACGAGGCTGGCGACATTGAGTTGCAGACAAACGGCGAGTTGATGGGTGGCTTGCAGGTACGTGGGCGCACACTGCTGTTAACAACGACTGATGCACACATTGCCACATACAACGGCCCACCTACCGTGTACGGCTTTGAGCGCGTTGGTACAGCCTGCGGCACTATCTCACGTCTCTCAAGCGTTGCTGTGTCTGAGGGCGCATTCTGGATGGGTCAGGCTGGATTCTTTTACTTTAATGGTTCATCTGTTGAGCCAATTAATTGCGATGTACATGACCGGATCTTTGATGACATCAACCGTCAGCAACAGTCAAAGGTCACAGTTACTCACAACAGCAAGTACAACGAGGTGTGGTGGTTCTACCCGTCCGAAGCATCTGTTGAGAACAACCGTTACGTTGCCTACGACTACAAAGAAAACATTTGGCACATTGGCGCAATGGACAGAACGTCTGCCTGTGATGCTGGTGTGTTCACCACGCCTGTGTGGTTTGATTCAAGCGGCAACGTTTACAACCATGACCTTGGGCACTCATATGACGGCGCTACGCCATTTGTTGAGAGTGGCCCGATGAACATCGGCAACGGCGACAACGTAATGCACGTCACGCAGATGATCCCTGATGAGCAGACGCAGGGCGACGTTACGGCTATCTTTAAGACTAGGTTCTACCCAAACAGCGAAGAGCGCTCATACGGCCCTTATTCAATGACAAACCCAACATCGCTACGCATGACTGGGCGTCAGGTTCGCGTCAGGCTAACAGGCACTGAGTTAACAAGTTGGCGGATAGGCACAATGCGTATTGATGTAACGCAAGGTGGTAAGAGATGAGCGCAACGCCTCCAGCGCCATTAGGCCCGGATTGGAAGCCTTGGGGTGAGCGCTTGGTTAGCTATATGACCCGTGTGCGGTCTCAGTTGGCTACGTTTGTAACAGGCGACAAAGTCACTGAAGACGGCATTCTGCTGTGGGATCGTGAGGGCTACCCTGTTGTGTCTAAAGACGGCGAGTTCCGTCAAATCATCCTTGCTGATGGCTACGCACAACTTATCAGAACGGCTACTCAGCAGGCGGCTACCGCCAACACCGCATACGGTATTGCATGGGACGTAATGGTGTTTGGCGACGGCATAACGCTTGACCCAACTGACAACACAAAGATTGTTTTCCCGGAGGACGGCAAGTTTATACTGTCGTTTTCTGCCGAGTTAAAATCAAGTTCTAGCAACTCCAAAAGCATTTGGATATGGCCGCGAATAAATGGTGTAGACACCAACGGCACGACCATGAAGACCACTTTGGACACTAATAACCAAGACATTGTTGTCAGCAGGACGGCGATATTTGAGATGCAGGCTGGGCAGTACTTGCAGGCTATGTTTGCCGTAAGCGACGTAAACATCTGGATCGATGCGCCAGCGGCGACAGCGTTTGCCCCATCAGCACCAGCGGCAACCCTGTCAATCACAAGATATATGCAATGACACTGGACGAAGAACTTGAGCAATGCAGACCGTGGATTGAGGCGGCGTTAAAACTTTCTGGTGGTACGCACCTATTCCAAGATGTAGTTGAATGTGTTAAACTGGGGACAATGCAGTTGTGGAATGCACCAAAAGGCTGTATGGTTACAGAAATATTGGACTACCCGCGCAAAAAGGTGTTCCATGTATTTCTTGCAGGCGGCGACCTTGAGCAAATCAAAGACTTTAGCGACTCGATGATTTTCTTTGCCAAGGCAAATGGATGCTCTGCAATGACCCTTGCTGGACGTAGGGGGTGGATTAAGGCTCTGGATGACTTGGGTTGGACAGAACGTTTTACAACTATGGGCGTGGAGATTTAAATATGAGTAGCAAAGGCGGTAGCAATACAACCGTTCAAAAGCAAGAACTTCCAGCGTGGCTGGATCAGGCGGCTCAAGATAACTTGGCTCAGGCTAAGATTGCTGGACAAATCGGTTATATGCCGTATTACGGCCCTGAAATAGCTGGTCTATCCCCACAGCAGACTCAGTCCATGCAAAACACGTTTAACGCTCAACAAGCGTTCGGCATGGTTCCACAAGGCGCTGAATTTAGCACGGGGCTACCAGAGGCACAGCAATATGCTGGTGGCGTATCTGGTTACAGTTCTGGTGGTTTATTTGACCAAGCATTGGCAGAACTAAGGGCGCGTCAGCCAGACATTGCGGCTCAGTACGATAAGTTCTACAGCGGTCGGGGGTAAGTTATGCCTTGGTATCAGCCAAACAGCAACCCGCTTGAGAGTTACGCTCTCAACAACATGATTGACCCACAAGCAAGCGCGTTTAAGCAGGTTGCTCAGGTTGCTCTTAGTCCAGTTAGCACTGCCCTAGGCGCTGTTGCAGGTAGCTTTGCTGATAGGCAAATGGACAACAACATCGACCAAATGGATCAGTACGGTGCAACTAACACGCCGTATGCTACAGATATGTTTGGCAATGTTGTCGCACTTGGACAGCAAACTGGCTTGTTGGGGACTCTGTTTGGTGGTGGACGGACTAACTCTAATACAAACGCTGGCGGCGGTCTTTTCGGTATGTTTGGTGTAAACGCTCCGAGTCATTACGGCGGCTTTGTTGTTGATGGCTCTGGCAACCCAATTGGCTCTGGAGGCGGCTTTTTATCATACGGGTCTGGCCCAGCAATGAACGATAACAGCGTGTCGCCCGGTGGGTTTCAGACTGGCGAAGTCGGGATAGATCAATAAGGAATCATTATGGCAAACGCAGGTAACCCAAGCGGTAACGTATTTAACGCGGCGGCTCAAGGTATGGGTCAGGCTGGAATGACGGCAGGCATGGAGACCATGTACCGTCCATCCACAATTGCTGGTACTGACTTAACGCAGTACACCAATCCATACGAGACGCAAGTTGTGCAAAACACAATGGGCGACATGGATCGCCAGCGTCAGATTGAGGCAAACCAGTTAGCGGCACAGGCATCTGCACGTGGCGCTTTTGGCGGCTCACGCGATGCGTTGATGCAATCAGAACTTAGTCGCAACTACGGTCAGCAGATGGCTAATACGTCTGCACAGATGCGTCAGGCTGGGTATCAGAACGCACAGCAGATGGCAGGGCAAGACATTGCCACAGGGCTGGCTGGCTCTCAGAACCGCCAGCAAGCGGCGTCAACGCTTGGCAATCTGTCAAACCTTGGCTTTGGTGCTGGCATGGCATTAAACCAGCAGTCAGCGCAAGAGGGCGCACTGGTGCAGGGTATCAACCAAATGCTGATGGATGCCGCCAAGAACCAATACGGTGGATACCAAGCCGCTCCCGGTCAGGCGGTTGGTTTAACGACATCTGCTGTTGGCTCTTCACCAGCGCCGATGACAAACACACAAACGCAAACCAAGAACCCCGGTCTGTTTGACTATTTAACTCTTATGTCAACTGCGGCAAGTGGCACTAACTTTTCTGATATACGCCTAAAAGACGCTGTCACAAAGATTGGCGAACTGAGCGATAAGATTGGTTTGTACCGCTGGAAATGGAACGACGCGGCAAAGGATCTTGGTATTGATACGCCAGAGGTCGGCTTGTTGGCTCAAGAGGTCGAGGCGGTTATGCCAGAGGCTGTATCTACTGCGTCAAACGGCTATAAGCAAGTTCGCTACGACATGGTTTTTAACGCTTTTGCGTGAGGTTAAATAATGGCAAAACCAACGTTACTTGGCGCTTTACAGCAAGGCCTTAGACCGCAAATTACTGAGAAACTAACTGAACTTCCAATGATTGGGCCAAACCCGGTGGCGACCGTGCAGACTCAGTCGCCTGAACTGCGACCTCTGACTGTACCGCCAGCGGCTCAACCACCACAAACTCAGTTTCCTGAGATGAGGTCTAATAACAATCAGCCACCGGCTGGGGATGCGCCTTGGTATGACAACGCAAATCTTTGGAATTCTCTGGCGCT